TCATCCTTCCTGATCGACGCCGACGACGAGGTGACATTCGATGATGTCGTCGCGCGGGATGCGCAGTTCGCCCTCCGGGTTGAGTTGCCGTAACAGAATCATGTCGCCTTCCCAGCGGATGAACTGCTTGATCAGCACTGCATCGCCTTTCTTGTAGACGACGACGTCGCGGCCGCGGACTGGCGGCTTGAACGGGTTGACGTGCAGCAGCCAGCCCTGCTCGTAGCGTGGCTCCATGCTGTCGCCGATCATGTAGATCGCATAGGCGTCGCGCACGCGGGTCAGATTGGCGGGGCGCTGTGTGAAGCCGATCGGGCCGTCTTGCAGAAACATCTGCTGATCGTTGCCACCGCGCGCGGCGCTGCGGATCGGGATCGACTCCGAGCGTGGGGTGGGGGTGGCGGTGGCGAGCAGTGGCGGGAATGCCGGCGTCACGACGCGGCTTCCGAGGGGGCGGGGTGGCCGACCGCGACGCGGCGGCTCGCTCCGCGACAGTTTGCTATTTGGCGGCGGGTCGATATCGGCGCCGGCTCGGCGCAGAACCTCGTCCTGCGCGATGCCGAGAAACGTCGCGACCTGCACCGCCTCCAGCAGCTTCATCTGGCGCTCGCCCTTCAGCATGCGCGAGATCGCCGAGGGTGCGAGGCGCAGATGCCGCGCCAGATCGGCCTGCGACACGCCGGCCTGGTCGAGCGCCTGCTGAAACCATGTCGCGTCCATCGTTCGCCGTGATTATATTGCGATATTGACATTGCTATTATCATAATATATCTCGCCGACGCCTTTGGCAAGGGAGGTCGGCGTATGCGGGCGGAACAGAATGCAATGGTAATGGCGGGAGGCCCCAGGGGCGGTGACGATTGTTGTGCTTTCCTTATCGAGCCTAGACCGGGAGCGGCGGGGCCTGCAGCCGCGGTCAGGTTTTGTGGAATGCCGTGCCTGCCGGGTTCAGCATATTGCCCCGAACATCACGTCGCGTGTCATATCGCGCCCGGCAGCCACAGTGAGCACCGAAAGTTACGGGAAATCGAAGCTCTTGCAACGGCGGTCGGCGGCAAGCAAGGGCGAGTCACGCGGGACCCCCCAAAGACGCTGCTGCGCCGACTCGGACGCATCGAGCGAAATTTTTCGCACGACTGAGTTGTTCACGTTTTATTCTCTGGAGGTAAGAATGGCTGGCCGACGCACGCGTGGGGCCTTTGATATGCCGAACGAAGACTGGCCGACGGAAGAACGCCAGCAGCACGGCCTGATTGAACGCCTGCCGCAAACGATTGCCGATGCAGCCGGGCAGCCGGCGCGGCCGTATCGGGCGGTCGACACACTGGCGATGATGGAGCGGCGCGGCTCGATTACCGCCGGCATGCGCGCGGCGGGGGAGGATTTTCGGGCCCGGTTCGCGGTAGCCCAGCTCGACCCGCTGCGAGCGGTTGACCTTTCGACCCTGCGCCTCGGGGAACGCGGTGTGCGGCCCGACCGCGACGGGCCGGGGTTGCGCATCGAGGCGGCGCGCAACGCGGTATGGCGGGCGATCCAGGCAGTCGGCGGCATTGCTTCGCCAGCGGGCTCGTGCCTGTGGCACGTCGTTGGTTGGGAATGTTCGGTCAAGGAATGGGCGCTGGGGCAAGGCTGGAGCGGTCGGCGGGTCAGTCAGGAGGCGGCGTCGGGGATACTCATCGCGGCTCTGGGGGCGCTTGAAGCGCATTTAGCAGGCGCACGGGTATTATCAAAATAGCAATTATATGTTGACAAATCCGGATCGAACTGATAGACATTCTTCACACTGAATGATCTGGGCGCGGCGGTGCCCGACGGCAAATTCGGCGGGCATCCCTGGTGGCACCTCGTACTCCACGGCGCGGCACCGCCAAACGGCCGGGAACCAAACCGCGAAAGGTGGCGCCGGAAACGGCCGGCAGTGGTGATATCGAGGAGGTTGCGGCGCGCGCCGCCCGGCTCGGCATCACGCCAGAGCGGGTATTGCTGGAATACGCGCATATCGCGTTTGCCGATTTGCGGCACATCATCGAATGGGGTCCGGACGGGTTCCGGATCAAGGCGGCAGCCGAGCTGAGTTCGGAAGATGCCGCGGCGATCTCCGAGATCGTTCCCGGCAGCGATCCCGGGCATTCCCGGGTCAAACTGTACGACAAGAAAGCGGCGCTTGATGCGATTGCACGGCATCTCGGCATGTTCCCGGCGGCGTCGCGCCGGCCGGATGCCGAAACCCCGGTAGAGGAAGGAGAAGATCCGCGTGAATTCCTTGCGCGCGAGCTCGCTCGCCTTGCTGCCGGAACCGCTGAGAAATGAGCTGATCCGCTCGCTAAGCCCGAAGCAGGCCGAACAGATCAAATATGATTGGGCCTACCGGGCACGCGAGGCACAACTGCCGCCAAACGGCGACTGGCGCATCTGGCTGCTGCTGGCGGGGCGCGGCTTTGGCAAGACGCGCACCGGCGCCGAGTTTGTGCGTGGCCGTGTTGCCGCACGTACGGCGCGGCGAGTGGCGCTGGTGGCGCCGACGGCGGCCGATGCCCGCGACGTGATGGTTGAAGGCGAAAGTGGCCTGCTGGCGATCGCGCCGCCCTGGGACCGGCCGCTTTACGAGCCGTCGAAACGACGGCTGACCTGGGCGAACGGTGCTGTCGCGACACTGTTCAGCGCCGACGAGCCTGAAAGGCTGCGCGGGCCACAGCATGATCTTGCGTGGTGCGACGAGCTGGCGGCGTGGCGCTATCCCGAGGCGTGGGACATGCTGATGTTCGGGCTGCGGCTCGGCACTGATCCGCGCGCCGTAGTGACCACGACGCCGCGGCCGACCAAGCTGATCCGCCTGCTGCTCGCCGACCCGAAAGTGGCCGCGACGCGCGGCCGTACTGCCGAAAACCGCAGCAACCTGGCACCCGTTTTTCTCGACCAGATCGTGCGGCGCTATGAAGGGACGCGGCTCGGGCGTCAGGAACTCGACGGCGAAATTCTCGACGATATGCCGGGCGCGCTGTGGCAGCGCGGCATGATCGAGGCGGCGCGCCGTAATGCGACGCCGCATCTGTCGCGCGTGGTGGTGGCGATTGACCCTGCCGCGGCGTCCAGTGCCGAGGCGGACGAAACCGGCATCGTGGTCGCCGGGCGTGACGGTGACGGGCACGGCTATATCCTGGCCGACGCGTCGGGGCGCTATGCCCCGGCGGAATGGGCGCGCGTCGCGATTGCCGCCTGTGCCGCGCATGCCGCCGACCGCGTCGTCGCCGAAATCAACAACGGCGGTGAGATGGTCGAGGCGACGTTGCGCATGGTCGATCCGGCGGTGTCGTTCGGCGCCGTCCGGGCGTCGCGCGGCAAGGTTGCGCGGGCCGAGCCGGTGGCGGCGCTTTACGAACAAGGGCGAGTCCATCATCTCGGCACATTCCCGCAGCTCGAAGACCAGATGTGCTCATTCACCAGCGATTTCGACCGCGCGACGGCGGGCTACTCGCCGGACCGGGTCGACGCCCTGGTGTGGGCCCTGACCGAGTTGCTGGTCGAACCGCGCGCCGGTGACGCGATTTTCGAAGCCTATCGGCGGCTTGCCGCACAGGAGAGCGAGGGTTGATGACACGGTTTGGCAAAAGGGTCTTCGACCGCGGCGCACCGGCGGTAATTGCCATGATCGGCGGCGGCCTGCTGACGGCGTCGCCGGCGCTGGCACAGTCGCCAGGCAATTTCTCGACGCTCAGCACGACCGGCACCGCAATGCTGAACGGCAACGTGCAAATGTGCTCGGGGCAGCCGTGGATTGATGTCAAGTGCAACGGCGCGGTCGGCGACGGCAGCCATGATGACACCAGCGCGATTCAGGCGACGATCAACAATGCCGTGACGCATGGCTGGCCGGTTCATCTGCCGGCCGGTACTTATAAAGTAACGTCGAAATTATCGATCGATTATGCCGGGCAGGCGAGCGCCGGGTTCCGGCTGGTTTCGGAGGGCGCGACGCTCGACGGGCGCACGATTGCCAGCGGCCCGGTATTGCAGGTGCAATGTTCGGGCGGCACCAGCGGCAGCCCGACCAACTGCTTTTATTTCAAGGAAGAAGGTACGTTGTTCGTCAATGCCGATACGCCGGCTTATGCCGTGGTGATCGGCAAGACGGATTTTTCCGACGCGCACAACTCGGCCAAGATCGATCATCTGGTCGTCAACAACGCCTCGACGGCGGCGGCGAGCGGCGGGTTGCAGCTCAATTACGTCCTCGACTCCGATATTTTCGCGATTGCCGATGCGGCGGGCGGCGCGGCGGGGCTGGCACTGGAACAGACCGAGTTTTCGCGCATTTCCGGGGCCGGATCGGCGCTCGGCACGGGTGGCACCGGGTTGTTGCTGGAGCAGGGCTTTAACTATGCCAACACGATCTTCGCGTTCGATCTGGAAAATGCGCCGACCTGTCTCGGCATCACCGATGTCCATGATGGCATGAACAGTTTTGTGTCGCCCTATTTCGCATGCACTACGGCGGTCAACGCGACGGCGAGCAGCCACAACGTGCTGATCAACCCGACTTATGCCGGCAATGTCGTCAATCGCGGGCCGCAATCGACCGGTATCGAGGTCATCGGCGGCGGAAATTGGGGGCGCTGGCAGTTCCCGGCGGCCGCCACCTATACCGCAGCGCCGATCGACGACAAGATTGTGCTGTCGTCGTTTAACGCGACCGGCGCGGCACTGGCCGTGACCCTGCCGGCACCGTCCACAGTGGGGGCGGGATGGTCGATGGGTTTTGCAACCGATAACGGCAAAGGCCTCAGCATCACCCCGGCATCGGGGCAGATTCTGTCGGGCGGCAAGACCGTGAGTTCGCTCACGCTCGGTCCCAATAATTACGAATACCTACAGCTAGAATCGGACGGCAACAACTACCGGATCGTCACTGCGACGCGCGGGACATTAGCGGCGAATGGCATGCAGAGCCGCGACTGGCCGGGAAATTGGCTCTATCCGACGAGCGGCGGCTACGCCGCGGCGCTCAGCGACAACGGCAATGTCGTATCGAGTTTTAATACGACGAGCGGGTTGAGTGTGACATTGCCGCCGACGACCGGTTTGCCGTCGGGATGGTCGATGGGATTTGCCACTGATAACGGCAAGGCGATGACGGTGCAGGTCAACGGCACCGACGGCGGGCACATTCTCTATCCCCAGGCCAATGCCGTAACACAGACATCGCTGTCGCTGGCAGGCAATTCCTTTGAATATGTGACATTGCAATATGACGGCGGCGGCAATTTCCGCGTCGAGCAGGTGACGCCGGGGACGGCGCAACAGCTCGGCATGGCCGGGATCGGCGGAGTGTCGCGCTGGCGCTTTCCGGCGGTCAGCGCCTACAGCACCGCAACCGCGGATAACGGCACCGCGATCTCCGCCTCTAACAGTCCGCTCGGTTACCTGACCGTGACGCTGCCCTCGACGACAGCGATCAACACCGGCTGGACCCTGGCGATCGCCAACGAAAACAGCAAGCTCGCCTCGGTGCAGGTCAATGATACGTCCGGCGGCAAGATCCTCTATCCCGGCAGCGGCGCCAGTGTCACGTCGCTGCAACTCGCCGCCGGCGATTACGAAACGGCGGTACTGCAATTCGACGGGTCGAATTTTCGAGTGTCGCAAATAACCCCGGCAAGTGCCGCCGCCATCGGGCTGCGCGGCGGCACCTGCACCGAGAAATGGAGCTTTCCGTCGGTCAGCACTTATGCGGCCGGGGTGACGGATTGCGGCACGGCGATCTCCAACTTCAACGCGCCGACATCGAGCTTGACGGTGACGCTGCCGTCCACCACCGCGATTACGGCGGGCTGGGCGATGAGCTTTGCCTCGGACAACAACAAAACGCTGACCGTGCAGGTCAACGGCAGTAGCGGTGGAACGATTTTGCTGCCCGGCACCCGCGGCGCCCAGTCGGCACTGACGATGTATGGCGGCAATTACGAACTGGTGCGGCTGGAGTTTGACGGCTCGAACTTTCGGGTGATGTCGACGACGCCGGCCACTGCATCGGCCAATGGCATGTTCCCGGCCGCCGGCACACCTGCATCAAGTTCCGCCGTCTGTCAGACCGGCGAGGTACAGCTCGACTCGAACTACCTCTACGCCTGCACCGCACCCAATACCTGGAAACGCGCTGCCTGGAGCACTTTCTGATGCCGCCCGCCAATATGCCGCGCACGCCGCTTACGGCTTCTTATAGCTGGGGCCAGCAAGGCCTCGAAGCCCGGTTCGGCAGGGTGTTTCAGCCCGGCCAGGGGATTTTCTCGCCGGGGTATCCGCTGGCGCCGCCGGAGCCGGAGCGGTTGCGGCTTTGGGATTTCCCGGTCGGTGTCAACACGATCTACACGCCGCGGGCCTACGAGCCGATTTCGTTTGCGGAGTTGCGGGCGCTTGCCGACGCGCACGACATCACGCGGCTGGCGATCGAGACGCGCAAGGACCAACTCGAAAAGCTCGACTGGACGATCAAGCCGCGCGCGCTCGATCCGATCGCAGGCGACGCCAAGGTGCGCGCTGCCGGGCTGGCCGGTTTCTGGCGGCGGCCGGATGGCGAGCGGCCGTTTGCCGGCTGGCTGCGTGAGGTCGTCGAGGATTTGCTGGTGCTGGATGCGCCGGCACTGGAGATGCGGCGCAATCGCGGCGGGGATATTATCGGCCTCGACGTCGTCGATGGCGCGACAATCAAGGTGCTGTTCGATGAGACCGGGCGGCGGCCGCGGCCACCGGCGCCGGCCTTCGAACAGGTCATTCACGGCCGCCCGTGGAAGTTGCTGACCGGCGATGAGCTGCTTTATCTGCCGCGCAATGTACGGGCGCACAAAGCCTACGGGTTTGGCCCGGTCGAGCAGATCGTGATGACGGTCAACATTGCGCTGCGCCGGCAGTCGATGCAGCTGCAGCATTTTACCGAAGGCAATGTGCCGGCCGGCCTTTTGAATGCGCCGGACGGCTGGAGCGCCGAACAGATCCGGCAGTTTCAGGAATGGTTCGACAGTGTGCTCGCCGGCAATACCGGGGCGCGCTCGCGGCTCGTCTGGGGGCCGAGCGGCACGCGTTATCAGCCGTTCAAGGAGGCGCCGTACAAGGATGAGTTCGACGAGTGGCTGGCACGCATCGTCTGCTATGCGTTTTCGCTGCCGGCGACCGCGTTCACCCGCCAGGTCAACCGCGCCACCGCCGAAACCACGCAGGACGCGGCGATTGCCGAGGGCATGGCGCCGCTGATGGGCTGGGTGAAGCGGCTGGTCGACCACGTCATCCAGGACCGCATGGGGCACAGCGATCTCGAATTTGCCTGGATCGACCAGCGTCCGGCCGATCCGGGCGAGCAGGCGCGCATGCTCGATCTTTATGTGCGCGACGGAATTTATACGGTCAACGAGGCGCGCAACATTCTTGGTTTCGGCCCGGTTGCCGGCGGTAATGTGGTGCGGATGTTCGACCGCAGCGCGCCACCCGCGGGTTCTGCGTCTTGAAAACTCCGCCTTCCCAAGGACACGTCCGGCCAAGGAGATTTCGAGGAGTCTGCGTAATGAAAATGGACACGCGCCGCCTTCGGGCGGCTTTTTTATTGGCGGTGCTCGCCGTGCCGGTTCGCGCACAGGCACAGGCACAGGCGGTTGAGGTGCCGGCTTATCGCCAGCTTGGCGCCAGCGAGGCGATGACCGAGCCGGGGAAGAACGGCACTGACTACAGTGCCAACGCGCCCTCGTTGAGCGGACTGACACTGCTTGCGACGATGCCGGCGCCGGCTGTGCCGCGACTGGGGTATTTCATCCAGGCGCAGTGCACGGCGGGCCTGTCGGTCGTGTTCGACGACGCGGCCGGTGGGTTGGCGCCGACTGTGGTGGTGCTGGCCGGTGCGGCAGCGAATGGCGGCCAGGGCGGCTCGCTCAGCATGGCGGGGATGCCGCATACCGGACGCATCCGGATTTATTCGAGCGGCGCCGGGTGCCAGATGGCGGCGCGAAGCTGGTGACGGGGAGCCTGGTGATGAAGCGTTATGCTGTTGCCCTGCTGTCGGCCGCCCTGACGGTGCCGATAGCGGCTGTCGCCGATCCGGTGCAGCCGCCCGCGATGTATCCCGACGCTACGAATGCGGCGCTGCCGGATGCACGCGACAACCTTGGTATCGGCAGCGGGCAGAGCGCGGTCTATTACGCAAAGGATTACGCCGGGTGCATCTGGGACGCCAGCCACGATGTCGGGACGTGCATCAACAGCGCGATAACGGCGGCGAGCGCGGGCGGAGGCGGCACGGTCACGGTGCCGGCTGGCATTTTGGGGCTGTCGACGACGATCGACCTGTTGAACGGCGTGCGGGTCGTCGGCGCCGGCGGCGCCAATTACGGGCAGTGCGCCACGACGCTGAAATGGCTTGGCGCGTCGAGCGGCGTGATGGTGAGCGGCGGCAGCGACAGCGCGGCGCATCAGGTTGCTGGTATCGGGCTGTCGCAATTCTGCCTCGACGGCGCGACCGTGGCCGGCACCGCGGTCAAGCTGCGCAGCGCCGATTGGGGCTGGTTTCAAGACCTTTACATCGAGCGGGTAACGGCCAATGCCTGGGATGTCGATGTCGGCGCGACCGCCAACGTGCAGACCGCCTTCAATCATTTCATCCGCACCTATGCCGACCTGACAGACGCCTCGTCGCTCAACGCCAATGGCTGGCTGATCGGACCGGGTAGCATCGCCGGCAACGATACCAACCGTAATTACTGGCTGGAACCAGTCGTCACCTATCAGAACGGCACCGGGTTTCAGTGCGGCGCGATGGACGGGAACGAAATCGCCCACGCGCAGATCGAACCGGTCGGCAGCGGCACCGGCAAGAGCCTTAATCTGATGGCGAGTTCATCGAGTGTACTGCGTGCCTGCCGCTCCAACCAGTTCAGCGGCATGTTCGGGGTCGCCGGCTTTGCGACGAGCGCGGTCACGGCCGAAAGCGACATCTTCCCGAGCCTCAAGAACACGCTTTATCTCGACCAGGAAAGCGGCGCGCCGAACCCGGTCATCAACGGCGCGGCGACATTGTTCTGGCGAAACAATACCGGCCACCTCACCAATTTCACTTTTGACGCGACGCATGCTGCACTACTGCTGCCGGGCTATGGCAGCGGCTGCACGCTGGCGAATGACGGCACGACGCCCAACACCGTGATCGACGTCGCGGCCTGCGCCACGGCCGACGACACGACCTATTACGTTATGCCGCAGACCAGCGCCTACACCAAGACGACGGGATCATGGGCGGTCGGCAGCGGCAATGGTTGCCTCGACACCGGCACCGTGGCGAATGCGACCTGGTACTATCTCTATCAAGTCCAGCGCGGCGATACCGGCGCGGCCGATTACCTGTGCACAGCGACCTATGGCGCCCCAACGATGCCGACGAATTACGGGCGCAAGCGCTACATCGGGCCGTTCAAGACCGATGGCAGCGCGCACATCCTGGCTTTTGTCCAGACCGGCAACGAATTCGTCTGGTCGGTGCCGGTCGAGGACATCAACACCAATGCGCTGAGCACGACAGCGACGCTGTTCGCGATGACGAACGTCCCCTTGGGCTACAAGGTCGAGGCGCATTTTCGCTATGACATCTTTTCGAGCGGCACCCGCAACGTATTGCTGACCTCGCCGGACGAAACGAGCGCCGCGGTTAACACGCCGACCGGCAATGGCACCTTTTGCCAATGCAGCAGCGGCGTCGGCATGTACGGCACCGACCGGCTGATGACCAACACGGCGCAGCAAATCCGCGCCGTTTCCAACAACAGTTCGACGACCTTTCAGGCAGCGACGATCGGTTGGGTCGATCCGCAGATCGCCTGGCAGCACTGACACGGATTTGAGAGGTTCCCGATGCGATTTTACTGGCCGATTGCCAAGGTCGACGCCGAGCAGCGCATGGTCTGGGGCTATGCTTCGACCGAAGCCGAGGACGACCAGGGTGAGACCGTCACCCGCGATGCCTTGGCGGCGGCGTTTGACGATTACATGCGCTTTGCCAACATCCGCGAAATGCATCAGGCATCTGCGGTTGGAGTCGCCACAGAGGCGGCAATCGACGAGCGTGGGCTTTATCTCGGCGCCCGCATCATCGATGACGACGCTTGGCGCAAGGTTGTCGAGGGCGTCTACAAGGGCTTCTCGATCGGCGGACGCGTCACGGCGCGCGATCCGGCAGATCGGCGCACGATCACGGGGTTGTGCCTGACCGAGATTTCGGTGGTCGACCGCCCGGCCAACCCCGAAGCCGTGTTCGATTGCTGGAAACTCGCGTCGCGTGACCCTCCGGTGGATTTTTCCACTACGGCCTTGCATGACGGAATTTCCAAGGCCCTGCTGGCCGGCGTGGGGCCGGTGACGGCACGTCTCGCGAAACTCGCCGACGACATCCTGCCGCGGCTCGATGCGCTGCAGAAACGGGTCGACGATATCGCCCGCACGCCACTGCCGCCACTGACGGCAGCGCGCGGCGTTGCCGGCTTGTCGAAGCGTGAGGACGGGTCGGACGTTATTGCGACGCAAGACGATGTCGTCGCGGCGCTCGCGCGCATGAGTGACGAGGAACGCGCGCTGACGCTGATCAAGGCGGCGCACGCGACGCCGGCCCGGCTATTCCAGCGGTAACAATCCCTCGTATGTATTCCCGCCTTCCGCGGGAGTGACCGGAAGATGGATTCAACTCAACCCGGCGTCGCAGCCGGGTTTTTTCATGCCCGAACGGAAGGACCCGCCGATGAACCCGACGCAGGACACGCTCGATCTGGTCAAGGGCGCGCTGCGCTCGCCCGACGACCCGCTCAACAAGACGATTTCGACCAGTACCGGCCTGGTTGCCTATGACCTTCAGGCGCCGGCAAAGAATCTTTATCCAGTGGTGACGCCGCTGCGCAATTCGGTGCCACGGGTTGGCGGCGGCACCGGCACGGCAACCAACTGGCGGCAGGTGACGGCGCTGATCGGTTCCGGGTTCGATGCGATGGGGTGGGTCCCGGAAGGGCAGCGCTCCGGCCAGATGTCGTACACCACCGCCACAAAATCCGCGACTTATGTGACGATCGGCGAGGAAGACGCGGCAACCTACGAGGCGATCAGTGCCGGCCGCAATTTTGAGGACATCCAGGCGCGGATGACCTACCGCCTGCTGCAGAAGATGATGCTGAAGGAGGAGATGGCGATCCTCGCCGGTAACGCCTCGCTGGCGCTCGGCACGCCAGGGACGCCGGTGCTGTCGGCGTCGGGGAGCGGCGCGTCGCTGCCGAGCGCGACCTATTATGTGAAGGTCGTGACTCTGACCTTGGAGGGCTACCAGAATTCCGGCCTCGCTTCCGGCGTCGCGACGACAAAGGAGATCACCGGCGCTGACGGACAGAGCTACACGCTGGCCGGTGGCTCGTCGAACATCAGTGCAGAAGCAAGCCAGGCGGTGACGCTGGGCCAGACACTGTTCGCCAGCGTCACGGCGCTGAAAGGCGCGGTCGCCTATGCGTGGTATGTCAGCAGCTCCAGCGGCGGCGAGAAGCTCGAAGCGATCACGACGATCAACAGCGCGTCGTTTTCGGCGCCGCTGGCCGGAACGGGACAGGCCCAGGGTGCAATTACTGCCGACAACTCGGCCAATCCGAATTACGCATATGACGGACTGCTGACTTCAGCGCTGAAGAGCGGTTCGAATGCTTATGTCAGCAACCTGGCGACCGGAACGGCCGGGGCCGGCACCCCGCTGACCGCGTCGGGGCGCGGCTCGGTGGTCGAGATCGACACGATGTTCCAGACGATGTGGAACAATTTTCAGCTTTCGCCGACCGTGCTCTACGTCAATGTGCAGGAGCTGAAGAACATCACCAGCAAGGTGCTGTCGAACGCATCGGGGCCGCTGTTGCGCTATGAGGTCAGCGGTGACGGCAATGCCTACGACCTGGCGGCGGCGGGGGCTGTCTCGTTTTACTTCAACCCGTTCGCGCTGAACGGCGGGTTGCGCATCCCGGTCAAGATCCATCCGCGGGTGCCGCCGGGCACGATCATCGGCTGGGCCGAGAACCTGCCGATCCAGTACCAGTCGAACGACGTGCCGAACGTCGCCGAGGTCAAGACCCGGCAGGACTATTACCAGATCGACTGGCCGGTGGTGACGCGGCAGCGCCAGGTCGGTGTCTATGCCGAAGAGGTGCTGGCGGTCTACGCGCCGTTTGCGATGGGGGTCATTACCAATATCGGCAATGGCTGACCACCGCCAACCCAGTGCATTCAAGTCAACGTAAGGAGGCTGCATGGCGGTCGGCGACCTGACTAATTTGAGTGATGTCAAAGCCTGGCTGCAGACCGGGCAGAGTGCGTTTCCCGATACCGACGATGCCTTGCTGACGCGGTTGATCACGGCGGCGAGCCGGTTCATTCAGAGCTGGCTCAGCCGGCAGATCGCAGTTGGAGACTGGCAGGAAGTGCGCGACGGGACCGGTGGGCAGCGTCTGGCCTTTGCCAATTTTCCGGTGACTGCAGTGCTGTCGCTGTCGATCGACGGGCTGTCGATCCCACCGGCGCCGCCCGATGGCGGTTTCGGCGCCGGCTATGTCTTCAGCCCGACCGAACTGGCGTTGCGCGGTTATGTCTTCACACGGCGTCCGCAAAACGTGGTTGTCGCCTACACCGCCGGCTACGCCGAGACACCGCCCGATATCGCGCAGGCCTGCGTCGAGCTGGTGTGCCGCCGCTATCGCGAGCGCACCCGCATCGGCGAGGTGTCGCGCGCCGTCAGCGGCGGCGATACCGCGACGTTTTCGCTGAAGGACATCGGTGACGATGTGCGGCTTGCGCTGGCGCAATACCGGGCAACGGCGCCGGTCTCGGCCACGCCCGGCATGCTGCTGTGATCGAGCGCGAGACGATTTATGCCGCGTTGTATGCGCGGCTCAGCGGCGCCGCTGATTTCGTCACCGCGGCAAGACGGCTGCGTCATTGGAGCGAACTGACGCCGGCGGAGCAGCCGGCCTTGTTTATGCGGCAGAAGACCGAGATTGCCACGGTCCCGACGCTTGGCGCGCCGACGGTGTGGACACTGGGGGTTGAGCTCTACGTCTACGCCCACGCCAGCGACCCCTATGCCGCGCCGGCGACGGTGCTGAACCCGCTGCTCGACGCGGTCGAGGCGGCTTTGGCCCCGCTGGCGGCGACTGGCGTGCAGGATCTCGGCCTGCCGGCGATGGTGCAGCACGCTTACCTCGCCGGCAAGATCGCCATCGACGAGGGCACGATCCGCGATCAGGCCGCTGCGATGATCCCTGTTGAAATTCTCTGTCTTTGAAACCCGCCGTTAACAGGAGCCGACACATGGAAGAAAACGCCACCTCCGGCGCGCCGCCGACCGTGCCGGCATCGCCGGGCAGCGCCGACATCGCGAACATGATCGAGCGGTGGTGGGAAGATCACTTCCCCGGCTCGCCGGTGGCCCAGGTGACGCAGGCCTGGAACCACGCCTTCACCGCCAAGGAAGACCTGAAGCGGCGCGTTGCCGATCTGTCGCAGGGAGGGCAGTGACATGCAGCTTGCGTTTGGCGCGGGTGCCTTGTGGGGCAACCGGACGGATGTTACCGGGTCCGGCATCGGGCCCGACCAGTTCGGCATTCTGCAGGACGTGCAGATCGACTGGGATTGGCAGACCAAGGAATTATGGGGCCAGTACCAGTTTCCGGTCGATATTGCACGCGGCCAGGGCAAGATCACCGGCAAAGCCAAATTCGCCCGCATCTTTGGCGCGATCTACGGTGATCTGTTCTTTGGCCAGACGGCCGCCAGCGGACAACTGACGGTGGCGGAAAACGAGGCGGCGACGGTGCCGTCGTCCTCGACCTACACCGTGACCGTCGCCAATGCGGCGGATTTCGGTGATGATCTCGGCGTGTTTTTTGCGTCGGGCGCCAATGCCGGCGGGCGCTTTACCCGCGTCGAGACACCGTCGGGTACGGGCCAGTATTCGATGAACCCGGCGACTGGCATCTATACGTTTGCCGCCGCTGATGCCGGCGCCGCGGTGCTGATCAGCTATGTCTATACCAGGGCGTCGGGCAAGAAGCTGATGCTGACCAACCAACTGATGGGCTATACGCCGACCTTCAAGGCGACGTTCTACACGACGAAGACGACGCAAGGCGTGCCGGCCGGCCTCGCGCTGATGCTGAACGCCTGTACGGCGACAAAGCTGTCGCTGCCGACCAAGATCGACGATTACGAAATCCAGGAGTTCGATTTCAGTGCCTTTGCCGACGCGACCGGCACAATCGGCACGCTGAGCGTCAATGAGTAGCATGATCACCGAAACGATTACGCTGGGCGGACGGCGGTTTGACGCCCGCCCGCTGAAACTCGGGCAGTTGCGGCGCGTACTCGACGCGCTGGAGCAGATGAGTGGCAAATCGGGTGGTGCGCTGATCGAGGCGGCCGCCGCGATCGTTGCCGCCGGCCTCGCCCCGGCGCAGCCCGAATTGACCGCCGAGGCCGTACTCGATCTTGAAGCGACCGTCACAGAACTGAATGAAGCGGTTGCTGCCGTGCTGCACATCGCCGGGCTGCACCCCGCGGGGGAAGCGCCGCCGGTGGCGAGCCCCGGGCTGATCCCGGGCGACAGCTCGGCGCCATTTACGGCGCCCTCGCCACCGGCTGCGGCTATTCCTACGGCGTGATCGACGGCATGAGCCTTGCCGAAGCCGGCGAAATCTTCGGCTATTGGGAAGCCAACCCGCCACCGCATCTAATGCTGCAAGCAATCGCGCGCCTGATCGGCTGGGTGCCGCAGCCGGCGTCTGGCGGCGCCAGTCCGATCGGCGATATAGCCGCCACGCCGCCGCCGGGAATGGTGGTGCAGCGTGATGTCGATTTCGGCATGCCCGCGCCGCTCGATGCCGCGGCCTTGCGCGGGCGGAACCGGGCCCGAGCCGTCGAGAGGGCAAAGCGCGACCGCCGTTGACTGGTTCGCCGGCGGCCATTGCGCCTCATTCCCGCCAACAGCGATTTTGTTTACCTTTCCTTCAACAAAAGGGAGAGGTGGAATGCGACGGCTGCGGCAGTTGGCACTGCTGGCGGGGTTGGCGGCTTGGCTCTGGCCGCAGATGACGAGCGCGGCTGGCGTGGCGGACGGCCCTGGGTGCCTGGGGGTTACGGCGGAGGAGTGCGTGCGCTGGCTGCGCACGACGATGACGCTTGACGAGGGGTTTCTCGCTACGGCCCTGGCGCAGCGGCATCAGGTGGATGTCAACGGCAAGCCGCTCGGCGGCGGGTTGATCACGGTCTATGCCCGGTTGCCGGGTCATATCGAGCCGTTGGTGATCCTGCTGCATTTGCGAGCGGATGACCGCGTGCAGAGCGTCGAATCGAACCTGTTGCGCGATCTGATCCCGGCGCATACCGAAGAGCTTTACGACCAGAGCGCAGTGTATGAAATCGTCACCCGGTTGCTTGGGCGGCGCTGTCCCCCGACCAGCAAGATCGAGCTTTATCGGTTTTTCGAGAACTCGGTAAAGCCACGCATTCACCGGGAGCGCCAGGATCTCGCGAACGGCCTGTTCGGGCTGCACCGGGTTTTGTCGCATGTCGCTGGAGTGCCGCTTTGTGGCGGTGTTACGGTCGGGTACACGAATTTTGTCGAGTGGCGTGGCTCGTCGGATGTGCGGGCGGGACGCAGCGAGAAAAGTCTATCGTCAATCCAGCTGCAATAACCGTTCCGCGCAGGAACAATTTGGCATCGCTTTGGGGCGCTTCGGCGCCCCTTTTTATTTGAGGTGACGCGTGGCTGACGAAGTGCAGATCAAGGTCGGCGCTGATCTCGGTGATGCCGTCGCGGCGCTCAATACGCTGAAACAAGCGGTAGCCGGCGCGACGCAGCCGGTGGCGCAATTGAAGGCCGCCTTTGCCGATGTCGGCGTGTCCGTACAGCGCAGCAGCACTGCCGCGCTCACCGCCTTCAAGGCCGACATGCAGGCGATGGTCGCGGCGCAGGCGATTTCCACGCAGCAGGCACTCGGCTTTGACATTCAATACACTGCGCAGCGCAGCGCCGAGGAGCGTGCGCGGCTGTCGGATACGCTTGCCAGCGATGCTACGACGCTGGCTGACAAAGCTGCGAGTTACAGCGCGCTGATCGATCTCAGCGCGCGATACCAGCAACAGTTGTCGCAAGACCAGAAGCGCATCGCCGAAGCGACGCGCCAGGAGGCGAACCGGCTCGCCGAGCCCTATCGGCAGGTGTTTAACGAGATCGGCGCGGCGTGGCGCTCGGCGGTGACGGGGCTGGTCGCGGGCACGGTGAATTTCGGCGGCGCCGCCCTGCAGGTGGCGCGTTCGGTCGAGAGCGGCTTTATCGGGATGGCGCAGACGACACTGTCGCGCGCCGCGGCCGGGCCGCTGGCGTCGCTGCTGGGATTGGCGACGCCGGCGGCCGGGGAAGGGGTCGGCGACGTCCTCGGCAATGCGGTCAGCCGGTTGCTGAGCGGTGCGCCGCAACAGCTTGGCCAGGCAGCGGCGGCAACCGCGAATACTGCCGCACTGACGGCCAATACCGCGGCGCTCGGCGCGCTTGCCACGACACTGGGCGGCGCTGCCGCCGCCGGTAGCGCCGGTGTGCTGGGCGGCAGTGCCGCAGCGGCCGGCGGTGCCGCCGAACTCGGCGCGTCGGCTGGGGGTGGTGGGTTGTTCGGCTGGCTCGGCGGGCTGTTTGCGTTTGCCGGCGGCGGTATCGTGCCGTCGGCAGCAGGCGGTTGGGCCTTGCCGAATTTTCAGGGCGCGACGCCGGCCCTGCTGCACGCCCGCGAAATGGTGTTGCCGGCGCCGATCAGCGAAGGCCTGCAGGGCATGATTGCGCAAGGCGGCGCTGCTGGAACTGGTGGTGATATGCACCTGCATTTTCACGGCCCGTCCGACGGCCCGGCCGTTGAGCGCTGGTTCACCGGCCTCCTGGCGCGCAGCCCCGGCACGGTGCGCAACATGCTGCGCTCCAATGCGCTGACCCCGCGCTCCATCTGAGGCGAACCGCATGATCGCGATCTTTCCAGTGCTGCCAGGTCTTGGCTGGTCAATCAAAAAAGCGCCGCGTTTTGCGACACGCACTCAGCGCGCGGTTTCGGGCCGCGAATTGCGCGTGCTCGACCAGCCGGTGCCGATTTGGACCTGGACGCTGACCTATGCGCTGCTGCGCGACCAATGGGACGCGCGGGCGCCCGGTGGCCCTGGCGTCGGATATGACGAGTTGCGGACGATCGCCGGGTTTTTCCTGCAACAGCAAGGCAGTTTCGCGCCGTTTCTGTTCCACGACCCGAGCGACGACGCGGTTAGCGGACAGATGCTCGGCACCGGTGATTCCAGCGCCAATGTGTTTCAGCTGGTGCGCAATATGGGCGGCTTTACCGAGCCGATCACCGCGCCCGATACGGTTGACGCCCTCTATTGCAACGGCGTACGGCAGGACTCGGCGAGTTATGCCATCGATGCTGCGACCGGACAGGTGACGTTCACCACACCGCCGACCGCCGGGCAGGCGATCACCGCCGATTTCACCTACCGGTTCCGCGTCCGATTTGCCGACGACACTCTGGAGTTCGAAAACTTCATGTATCAGCTATGGCAGTTGAAGCAGGTCAAATTGCAGTCGGTGCTGCCATGAGGCCATGTTCGGCAGCGCTCGCTGCCTATCTGGCAGCGAATGACAGTATCGTCATGGCCGACCTCTACACCTTCGCCCTGACCAGCGGCGAAGTATTGCGCTATTCCGGCTGGACGACCGCGCTGTCCCTGCCGTTGGCGGCGTTTCCTGCCGGTAGCCACAACAGCGCTGGCGTCGAGCCCGTTGGGTTTGCCTTGGGGCCACGCTTTGGGCGATCCCAGGTGTCGACCAAGATCGGTGTCGAGGCGACCGAACTCGACATCACGGTCTATGCCGGCGCGGGCGACGTCGTTGGCACGACGCCGTTTGCCGAGGCGGTGCGGGTCGGGCTGTTCGACGGCGCGACCGTCGAACTCGATCGGCTTTTTGCGCCGCCGGCTGCTGCCGGCTCAGGCGCGATCGATACCAGCCTTGGCGCGGTCCTGTGGTTTTACGGCCGGGTCGCTGAATGCGATGTCGGGCGCAGCGCGATCGCGATCAAGGTCAAGTCGCTGATGAACCTGCTGGCGGTGCAGCAGATGCCGCGGCGACTTTACGGCGCGAGTTGCAGCCATGCCTTTGGCGATGCGATGTGCGGCTATGACCGGGTTGCCGGCCATAACGCTGCCGGCGGGGCGACCGGGCTCGGTGCGGTGTCGGTCGGCGCGCTGGCTGGCTCGACTCAGGCGCAAATCGTCACGGGGTTTGTACCGACGCCGGCGACCGCTTACGACCAGGGCACAATTGCCGCGACGTCCGGCGCCAATGGCGGCGCCTCGCGGACGATTGCGCAGCTCGCCGGCGGCATCGCCTCTCTATTGCAGCCGTTCCTGTCACCGGTATTGCCCGGCGATCGGTTTCAACTGCTGCCGGGCTGCGACCATACGGTGGCGACCTGCAACGGCACTTTTACCAATCTTCTGCGCTATGGCGGCTTTCCCTACATTCCACCGCCGGAGACCGCGGCGTGAGCGGCCCGCGGCAGGCGGTCGTCGCAGAAGCGGAGCGCTGGATCGGGACGCCGTTTCATCACGCCGCACGGGTTGAGCAGGCCGGTGTCGATTGCCTGATGCTGCTCGCCGAAGTGTACGAGCGAGCCGGCATCGTGCCGCGTGTCGAACCGCCATTTTATGTGCCGGACTGGCACCTGCATCGCGATGCCGAGCGCTACATGGAGGGTCTGCTGCGCTACGCCTGCGCAATCGATGCGCCGCCGCGCCCCGGCGATATCGCGCTATTCAAGTTCGGGCGCACGTTCAGCCACGGGGCGATCGTCACGGCGTGGCCGCGGCTGATCCACGCCTATTGGGCAATCGGCGTCGTCTGGGGCAGCGCCGGCCTGCACCCGCTTGCCGGGCGACCAGTGCGATTTTTCAGTCCGTTTATCGACGATGAGGCAGTGAGGCAATGACGTTCCACAGCATCGGCCAAAGATTGGTGCAGGTGAATTTAGGGCGCTCCGCTCCAGTGCCTCGTTGTCGCACTGCCTCACTGTAAATACATGCCGGGATTCAGCGCTGGCAAAGGCGGCGGGCCGAGTCCGTTCGTCAACGCCTTCTCAAACCCGAGCCTCGGCTCGCTGCGCTACAATACGAGCCAGGCCGGCAGTCCAATCAACATCTGCTATGGAACCCAGCGGGTCGCTGTCAACCTGATCGAGTTCTGGGGCTTTACCGGGTCGGGCGGCAGCAAAGGCGGCAAGGGACTCGGCAGTTCCGGCGGCAAAAAGGGGTCGAACCAGAATTATGCTGTCGATGTCGCGTTTGGTCTATGCCAAGGGCCGGTCGGATTTACCGGCTCGCCGCACGGCATTGGCGGCAACAACCTGGTCTGGTCGAATAGCGGTCTCGCTGCCGGGCTCGGCAATGTCGGACTGAATGGCTACGCCGGCGATGACGGCCAGACGCCCGACCCCGTTTTCGCCAGCGCCGATCCAAACACGCCGGTGCTGGGCTATTCCGGCACCTGTTATGTCACCGGCACGCCGATGCAGTTGGGGTCGTCGCCGGCGCTGCCCAATATCTCGTTCGAGATCACCGGCTTCGCCGCCGGTAGTGCCGGGCCGAGCTATCCCGGCGATGCACGCCCCGACGCGATCGTCATCGACCTGTTGACCAACCCACGCTACGGCGCGGGTTTTCCCGCCGGCAATCTCGACAGCGGCGGCAGCGTCGCCGATTGGGGCAATTATTGCCAAGCTGCGGAACTGGCCGTGTCGCTGCTTCTCGACCGCCAGCAACCTTGCGCCCGCTGGCTCGAAGAGATTGCGCAACTGACAGTGTCGGCAGTGGTGTGGTCAGGCAGTACGCTGAAGGTCATCCCGTATGGCGATGTGGCGCTGTCCGCCAACGGCGCCGCGTGGACGCCGAATCTCACCTGGCAATACAGCCTCGGCGACGGCGATTTTATCGATTTCGGCGGCGGTAGTGATCCGGTGGTGTTGACCCGGGCGGATCCGGCGCAGGCGACCAACTGGCTGAGCCTCGAATATATGGACGCAAGCAACAGCTACAACCCGCAGATCGTACCGGTATTCGACCAAGGGCTGATCGACCGCTACGGCGTGCGCAGCGAGCCGTCGATCCAGGCGCATGAATTCACCAACCCGACCAGTGCCGTGGTGTCGGCGCAGTTGATGCTGCAACGCAAGGCGTATGTCCGCAACAACTACAAATTCAAGCTGGGCTGGCGCTACTCGCTACTGGAGCCGATGGACATCGTGCTGCTGACCGACGCGGCGTTGGGCCTTGCCGGAGCGGCCGTGCGGATCATTCAGATCGACGAGGACGATAACGGCGAGTTGACCGTGACGGCGGAGGAAATCCCCGGCGGCACTCCTTGAGTAAACAATAGTTGTGCCTGCGGGGCGGCCTCCCGCGCCGATTTTTGTTCCACTACGGCGTCACTCCCGTGCAAGCGAGATCCCAGAGCAACCGCTCCGTTGCTTACGTCGGGTCTCCGCCTTGCGGCGATGACGAAGTTGAATTTCCTGCCAAAGGTTAAAGCGACATGCCCGGAACGATAACCCCGATCGGGGTCGGCACGGTGGCGGCGGTTTATGCGCGGCAGGCCACGGCTGGCAGCGGCGTCGATACGCTGGTGGCGCCGGGTGACAGCAACCCGCCGATCATCTTTGAACCGCCGGCGGCGCTGTCCGGAGGAGATCTGGAAATCTGGCTTATCGCGTCGGGTGGCGTGAATTGGGGCGGTTGCCAGGTCTGGGTGTCGAGCGACGGCAACACCTACGCGATGGCCGGCACGATCTATCGGGGCGGCCGCCAGGGTGTGCTGGCCGCGCCGCTCGCCAATCATGCCGACCCGGATACGACCGACACATTATCGGCCGATCTCAGTCAAAGCCGCGGCCAGTTGTTGTCGGGCACGATGACCGATGCCGACGATTTTGTGACATTGTGCTATTGCGACGGCGAATTGGTCACCTACCAGACCGCGACACTAACCGCCGCTTATAAATACGATCTGACCTATCTGCGGCGCGGTGTTTATGGCACGCCGATCAGCGCGCATTCGAGCGGCGCCGGTTTTGCGCGGTTTGGGCCAAACGATCCGTCGCTGTTCCGCTATCGCTATCCCGCCAGCTTTGTCGGCAAGACGGTGTCGGTAAAGCTGCCGGCATTCAATATTTTCGGACAGGCCTTGCAGGATTTGTCCGGGCTGACCGCGACAAGCTACAGCCTGACCGGCGGTGGTGCGGTCGCGGCGCCGGCCTATGTGTCCGACTCTTTTGCGGGGAGCCCCGCCGCCAGCCAGGTCGTCGAGCGCTATGTCTTTGCGTCGCCGGAGAGTTTTCCGGCGGGGCTTGCCGGCAGCTATGGCACTGCGGGTACTGCTGCGACCAGCGCGGTTAGTTTCATGATCGCAAAGAACGGCAGCGCCGTCGGCACAATGCAATTCGCCACGGGCGCCACCGCCGCGACTTTCACGATGGCTGCGGCGGTCAGCTTTATCGGCGGCGATGTGCTGACGATCGTGGCACCGGGCACGCCGGACGCGACCCTTGCCAATCTTGCCTGGACCCTCAGCGGCACCTTGTGACGATCCGCCAGAAACGGTGACACATGCCTTTGGTAACAGATACCACGCAAGACCCATCGCAACCGGCACAATCGGGCCATGATATGGGTTGGCTCGGCGGTGTCATGCACCCGCGTTTCACGCCCGACATCAATCTCGGCCATCTGATGCAGGCGATTGTCGTCGTCACCACGGTCGGCGGCGGCATCCTCGGCGGCTATATGAGCCTGCGCAGGGATCTTGAAATGCAGCGCGCCGAGTTTCGTGTCGCGCTTGCCGGACACGAGGCGCGGCTGACCGTTGCCGAGCACATTCTCGACGAACGCCGTACCGAAGACCGCGAATTCCAAGCGGAAATGCGCGCCGCCCTCGATCGTGTCATGCAGGCGATCGGCGGGCTGCGCACTGAACTCGTCCAGAAACAGGATCGGAAGTAGCCCATGACGATTTGTTCACTGCCCGATTGCGTTTTCGACGGTGTGATCGATGTGTCGCACCATAACGGCACGATCGATTGGCCGGCCGTCGCGGCGGCCGGGATTGCCCTCGCCTTTATCAAGGCAAGCCAGGGTACGGACTTTATCGACCCGAACTTTGCGGTTAATCGACAACGTGCGGTCGCGGCCGGGATTGCCGTCGTACCGTATCATTTTCTCGATCCTGGAGACGGTGACGATCAGGCCGCGCATTTCATCGATGTGACTGATCTTGGGGCGGCTCAGCCGGCAATGATCGATTGGGAGACGACGGCGACGCTGTCGACCGCGGTGGCGTTTGGGGCGGCGATCGCCGAGCGTTCGCAGCGTGATCCTGTGGCGTATTACGGCTTTGCTCAGTTGCGGCAAGCAAGCCCGGAATTGTCGCGCTGGCCGCTGATGCTGCCGGCTTATCCGCGCGGCAATACGGCGGGGCGCTACGAAACGCTGGTCAGTCGCGCGCCGAGGCTGCCGCCCGGTCGGCCGGCCTCGTGGGGTGTGGCGCCGCGTCCTTACGATTTTCATCAATACACGCCCGCCGGGCATGTCGGCGGTATCGCAACTCCAGTCGATCGCTCGATCTGGGTTGGCACCTCGGCCGATCTGAAAGCGTGGTTTGCCACCGGAGCGCTCCCCGGCAGGGTGGAGGAGGTTGCCGCCACGCCCTAACACATCTTTCCAATCGCTACGTTCGGCCGCCTCCGTGCGGCTTTTTTTGTGCCTGAAAGGAGCCAGTATGCAGCAAATCCTCGCTTATTGCCTCGCCCGGTTCAGTGAACCGTCGAGTTATGCCGGCGTTGGCGCCATGTTGGCGCTGCTTGGCTGGAACCTGCCCGACACCACGCTGGGGCAAGTGGCGCAGTTCTGCGCCGCGGGATGCGGTCTCCTGGCCTTGTTTCTGAAGGAGCGCGGCTTGATCGGTGCGCTCCTGCTGGTGTGTGCGGTGGCGCCGATGCTGTCGGCCTGCAGCGATCTTGTTGCGGCGGATAGCGCGATTGCCACCGCTTGCGGCGAATACACGAAGGGTAAAAGTGCCGCGGATGCGGTTGTCGCCACCGGCATCGTACCGGCGGCGGCTGCCGCAAAGCTGACATCGGTTGAGAGCTACGGCGATGCAGCCTGCGCCAATCCACCGGCTGGCGACCCGCTGTCGACGGTGATCTGGCTCGGTCAACTGGTCGGACAGGTCGCCACGCTGACCGCCGGGTAA